CCGTTTTCTCTTAAACCCATCTATAAATTTATCCGATAATTTAAAATTTATCATTTATTTTCTCCTACTCGTACCCATCCAATTTTTTCTCTCCATCATCATTCATTAAATCTTTGTATCTATTTTTCAATTCCTTACGGACATATTCATCCCCGTTATTCATTTTTTTCTGTTGCTCTTTACCGCCAAAACTCTGACCTTCAAAGATTTCTATTTTTCCTACATTCGTGTTCATATTCATTGGCAGGGTTATTCCATCCTGACCAAATCTATTTTTAATCACATGACACCTAGCCGTATTTGCAATCTTATCAGACACCTGCCTGCTAATAGACATTACAAAATCTGCTGTCATTACTTTTGAATAATCTTCAGCGACTTTAGACGCATCAATTATTTCTTCTTCCAGTGCACTACGATTAGCTTGAGATGCAGTCCATACTGGAATATTGAATTCCCCAGCCATGCCCCTCAAATCTTCATAGATATTACCAAGTTGAAATCTTTTTTCTGTAGCACCCGACGCGTCTCTTAAAATATCAGCATAATCAACTACAACCAAATCTGGTATAATATTCTGAATTTCCATTTGTTTCAAGTGTGCCGCAATCGTTTGTACCGATGCCGATCTTGTCGGCCAGTATTTGATTATCATTTTTCCCGGTAATGCATCAATTACAGCTTTCACTTCATCTTGATGATATTTAATGTTTGCGGTTGGTATTCCACTAATGATAGTATCATATCTCAACCCAACATAATTTTGGTTTAATTCCAGTGTATAATGTACTACTGTTAAACCCTTTTTTACACCATGAGCGGCTACGGTTTGTAGCACCCAAGTTTTTCCAATTCCAGCCGGTGCAACCACAACTATCAATTCTCCAGCTCCAGCTCCCCCGTCCATTAATTCTGTGATAGAATCCCAAGGGGTTTCTACCGTATCTCTAACGCTTTTTGTCAATCGTTCCTCCAAGCCCACAATATAATCATGGCCTATATCTCGTTCTGATCCAGCTTTAAGGGCACCATCAATTAACCCCTTAATCGAATCGTATTCTTTATTCTGTAATAGGTCAACCGATTTTATAATCGCATTTTTTAGGATTTGGTTTTTGCAAAATTCTAAGGACTCCTCTTTGATAAATTCCAAGTCCGTGGATTCCATTTGTTGCCACGCTTCTTTTAATTTAACAATGACCGATGCCTGTAGTATATCGTTCTGTATATCGTTTATTTTGATTTTTAATACATCCAGAGTTGGATTTGTTTTGTACTCAACATAATATTCTTTTATTATGTCCACTAGCCATTGATTGGCCTCACTATCAAACATGACTGGTTCTAATATATCTCCAATTGTTTGAGAATACTTCGTATCAGCTAGTAATGAAGATATTACTTTTGTCTGAAATGAAGACCCATAACCTGTGAATTTTGATTGCTCATCTGACATAAAAATTTGTTCCTTTAATCCCGTGACCTATGTTCTTTTCCGTGTATATAGATATCGTATATATGGCAAAAAACGCTGATATATTTTCAATTATATTCATTTATTTTTTACTCATCGTATAATTTTTTCATTCGGTCACGTTTGGCCTTTTCTATTTTTTTAGCGCGATAACGCTCTCTAGCCTTTTTCAATATTTCTTTTTTATTGCGTTCATAATGATCGGCCTGCCATTTCTTTTGGGCCTCTTTGCGTTCTTCTACGGTATTATACTTCTTGTTTCTTCCCATTATGCTCTCTTGCAAATTTATCCAATGTTAAAAATGATTGGTTCAACCAAGTGTCCACATTTGGAATTGATTGTTGCAATTGATCTTGGATAAATCTTTTCTCAAATTTTAGCTTATTCAGTTGCTGATGTTCACCGTCAATGGCGGATAGAATTTTGAATTTGGAAGCATTACTAATGTCCACTTCATTCAATTGCATCAGCTTCCAATTCAAATGTAATATATTTTCATTGTCTATCACATTTTCATATACTTTCAATTTGTTCTCTTGTGACTTGGCATGCTGTATTAAATCTTCGATTTTCATATTTACATTTTCATCCAGAATATCCGGAAATCTTTTTATAATTGTTTTGATTTTTGCTCCACCTACCCCAGGAATATTATCCGATACGTCACCTTCCATGATTCTATATGCTAAGAAATTATTAGGTGGAATTTGGTATTCTTCCTTTATTCTCTCTGGTGTATATAATATTTTTTTGGTAGGAGACCAAACTGAAATCCTGTCACTAACCAACTGCAAGAAATCTTTGTCGGTGCTCATAAATGTGATTTTACTATCGGTCAAAACCTGCTTCGCGATGTACGCCATTGTATCGTCCGCTTCAATATTCTCTATAACTACCAATGACAATGGGAGTGTTCCCAGATAATCTATCGTCTTGCGTAATTGCATCATCATTGATTCGTGTTCATCTTCAGCGGTACTATACACGTCACCCCTATTTAATTTGGAGATTTTCCGTTTGCCTTTGTATTCAGGAAATAATTTTCTCCTGCGCACTGATCCACCCTTACCGTCAAATGTAACTATCAGTCGGGTAGGATTTAATGTTTTTACTGTGAATGCTAGAGACCTCAAGAATCCAACTATACCCCCGACATGAGCACCATTGGTGTTAGTCATTGGTACGGCACTGAATGCTCGGATGAATGTGTTCAATCCATCTACTATTAATACCCTGCTATTAAATTCTAAATCTTCTATTTCATCATGTTCCTTTTGAATCTGATCAAATATTCTTTGCAACGTCTGTTTATTCATAATTCCTTTCGTAAAAAGGGGCATTTTCAAGTTTTATATATTTATGTATGTATTATTGGAGTTCATAACCCAAAACAAAAACACCCCTAATTTGATAGAAGATTCTATTCTTCTTCTAAAACCTCGTCATCCGGTTCTTCTGGAACCGTTTCTACTACGATTTCTTCATCGTCATTTGCGACATTTCTATACTTCAATATAACATTTTCGCATATTTGTTGATATAGATATTCTTTCAATTTGGGATTCTTTTCAAGAACTTCCTCAAATTTCTTAGCTTGGAATTTTATCGATTTATCTTCATACTCAATTGTGTACCAAGCTCCAGCTTGTTTTATAATCTTATATGCGGCCAATATCCTGATCCAACTTCCCAAGTCGTCAATGCCAGAGGCAAAATCGAGCTGAAATTCGGCTTTTCTCAATGGTGGTCCCATTCTATTTTTGATTACTTGGGCTCCAATTTTCATCCCAATTATCCGTTCCTTTGTACCAGTACCAACTTTTATTCTGCCCATATTCTTCAATCGTATTCTAACTGAAGCGTGGAATGGCAGAGCCTTACCACCAGAAGTAGTCCATGGATCACCAAATCCCACTCCCAATTTTTGCCTTAATTGATTTGTAAATACTAACGCCACACGTTGTTTGCCAATCGTCTGGGTAATTTTTCTCATGGCTTTTGAAATCACAATAGCTTTGGTCGTTGCCCAACCATCCTTATCATAATCGGCTTCCATCTCAACTTTTGTACTAGCAGCGGCAATACTGTCAACTAATATAGTAACCAATCGACCTTTTTCCGTTTCTCTAGTTTTGAGTATAATACTTTCGATGTGTTCGAAAATTTCTTCAACGGTTTCAACATGATCATAAATCATATTTCTAACATCAACGCCAATCGCTGTTAAAAACTGTGGACTAACAGATGTTTCCGTATCAATGTAAATGGCCACCCCACCCTTTTTTTGAGTATTGGCTAGGATATGGGCACCGATAAGACTTTTACCGGTTCCTTCAAGTCCATTAAATTCTGTGATTCTACCTACTGGTATTCCTCCATGTGGAATATTAGATATTGCTAAATCTAATTCAGACGATCCCGTTGAAATTCAATCGGATACGTCCGTAGGTGTTGATTCTCCATCCAGAAAATATGCAACTGTATCATCAGCGGCACTATTCAATGAATCGGCAATTACTGAGGCTAATTCGTCTCGATCTCTCATATGCGTCTCCTAAATTAAGGGGGACCGAAGTCCCCCTATTATTATTTATCTTATTTCTTTTCCGCGAAAATTTCATCAAAATTATCAATTGATGAAGCTTCGATGGATTCTTGCATTTGAGATTTCGTAACACCCTCACCATCATCGGACGCTTCTTCGTCGTCTGGGCTAAGGTATGCGTTTAGAGCTTCAGCTAGTTCATCATAAGTGAGCTCCTGATAAATTTCACGAATATCCTTCTGTTCATTCAAGAATTTATCTAACTGTGCTTTGTTATCTGTTAATGGAGTGACATTCGGCTTTACGCGAATGGTCGTTTTTGGGAAGTTTGCATTCAGCTCTTCTGCTGATTTGTATTCCACGAGGACATCACGACCACTTGTTGGGTCGACAATATCACCGTAATCTGGATCAGACATGAATCCTAAAAGTTCTTGGTAAACGGTTTTACCAAAACCCCAGAACTTAACGCCCTGATCTTCTTCACCACGTACTATAATAGGAACATAAGTTCTCATTTTTGCACTCAGTTTCTTGGACAATTTCCAACCTTCGGAGTCGCCTGAAGCACGGAGCTTCTTAGCGAAATCTTCAATTGGGTCTGGTCTTTGAAATGATGTTGGGGATAGGTAGTTTTTTCCACCTAGATCATAGTGAAAGTACAGCTCAATAAATGGATTATCCATATCCATTTTATAAGGTACTAATCTGATTAGGTTTCTACCTGGGGAAGGTTTCCACAGGTTGTTTACACGGTGGTTTGATGATTCAAGTTGTTCTAGTCGCTTCTTCAATGCATTAATATCGGTCATTATTTTTCTCCTAATTTTTCAATGCTTATTTGTTAATGTTTTACTTGTTACTATTTAATTATTCATTAAATAAAACCCTTTTCACATTAATATATAGTAAGCATGCGGAGAAAAACGCCGCTTTATTTCGCTATTTTTTAAAATAATCTTATGAAGTTTTTATTATCTCAGATTCAAATTACCCTCAATATCTACCACTAAAAATTGTGCATTGGTTTGAATTTCCACTTCAAGCTTGACCGATTCTCCGGATTCAATGCGTTCCATTACTTGAGTATGGAGTGGAGCATTTTGATATATCAAATGATAATCATTTACATTTTTTGGAGTTAATACGACTTCCATTATCCATTTTCCCTTGTATTATCGTTGGGATATGATGGCAATGTTTCAATCAATTTCATAAATCCCAATGCTACTGTTATTGACGCCAAAGCGCCCGATAGTAATACCATCTTAAATTTCCTCTACTCCCGATTCAAGTGCCCAGTTATAGAGACCTTCATCGTTCATAATCCACAATCTACGTTCGTCATCATCCAAATCGAAATTTGGTTGGTCGATAGCCGTTCGAATCATTAAATCCAATTCGGCTCTGTTGTCGTCAATAAATTCTTGTAATGTCATTTTAATTTTCCTCTTGTTCCATTTCTTCTATTAATACTGGAATAGTTTGGTCGTATGGATTTCCACCATTTGCCCAGTTATCCAAGTGTGCCACTAAATACGCATCGACTGACATTTGATTATCAGTACCCGATACGGCTTCTTCGATTAATTCGATAGCCTCATTAATTTTCATTTGAGCGTTTTCTAGCAATTCAATCTGATCACTTTTTGTCATTATATTATCCTTTATAATTCTTAGCTATTAATGAACCGTCCCACGCCTTTTCAGCAGGGAAATCATATTTGTTAAATCCAGAGAAGTAACCAAAGGTGTTACCACCTAAAGCGACCACTGCTTTGTTTAGAAAATCAATGTACTGAAAAGCAATACTCTTGCTCATTCGTACACCCTTTAACCGAGTGATTTCCTCACCAACTTTAACGAAAAAACCCTCTTCGTCTTTCATTAGTTCGTACTCAGTTTCATACCAAAATATTCCAGTTATTTTTCTCATTTGATTGTCCTCTCTTATCATACCTGAAGATACAAGAAAAAAATGACAATGTCAAG